ATGGCTATCAGCGACACTAAACTGCGTACCATTCATGGTAAACCATATTCCGGCCCACAAGAAGTGGCAGACGCTGACGGTCTCAGTGTACGCATTTCACCGAAGGGCGTGATTCAGTTCCAGTACCGGTATCGGTGGCAAGGTAAGGCGCAGCGACTTGGATTAGGACGATACCCCGCAATAGCACTCAAAGACGCCAGGCTGATCACTGCTGAGTTACGAAATCTGTATTTCAAAGGGGTCGACCCCCGAACTTATTTTGAAGAAAAATCAGAAAATCTGATGACGGTAGCGGAATGCCTGGATTACTGGTTTGATAACTATGTCCGCGTTAGCCTCAGGCCAAAGACGCAGGCACTTTATCAGTCCACTGTAATGAAGCGTATGTACAATGCGTTTCCACGGCGACCAGCTGCCTCAATCACCGTTAAACAGTGGGTAGAGCTGCTCACCGAAGAGGAAAGAGATAATCCGCGGCGAACGCGTCAGGTACTCAGCCAGTTGCGCTCAGCAATCAGCTGGTGCATGCGACGTCAGGTTATCGATAGTTGCGCGATTATGGGTATTCAGCCAAGGGACTTTGGTACGCGAGCTGACGTCGGAGATCGCGTTCTATCATACCATGAGCTTGCTCAAATTTGGCAGGCGATTGAAAGAAGCAGGGCATCAACTTCAAACAAACTGTTGCACCAGATGCTGATGCTATGGGGGGCCAGATTGTCGGAACTTCGCCTCGCCACACGGCTGGAGTTTGATTTAACAGAGAAGGTCTGGACCGTCCCAAAAGAGCACAGCAAAATGGGGAATATTATCCGCCGACCAATTTTTGAACAGATAGAACCTTTACTTGAAAGGGCGATGACGACCTATAAAGATATTCTTTTCCCTGGGGCGGAAATCCATGAACCTATCACCATTGCTGCTGCTAACAGGTTTGTTAACCGTATAAGGGGGGAAATGGATCTGGGCTACTGGCGCACCCATGACTTCCGAAGGACGTTGGTTACGAGGCTTTCTGAAATGGACGTTGAGCCTCATGTTACAGAAAGAATGCTCGGACATGAGCTGGGCGGCGTGATGGCAGTGTATAACAAACATGACTGGATTGAAGCTCAGCGTAAAGCCTATGAGCTTCACGCTGATAAGTTATTCTGGCATATCAGGAAGATTTCTGGTTGACGCCACCATTTTGAAGCCAGTGATTGAATGCCTCTCGAAGGTAGGCCTTCGGGTGCGTCTTTACTGGCTTCGGGAAATTATGCCGTTGCGTATAGTTCCAGATTGTTTGACGTGATGAGATACCCAGGATACTCATCACTTCTTTTTCAGGTATCAGACTTGAATCTGTCATCACTTCTCTCCAGTGGCCCCGTTCGGGGCCGTTGATATTTCGTTATCAGCTGTCACGGCGCCATGCGATCGGCAACGGTTCAGGTAAAATCCACAGGTGACGCATATTGGCAACGTTCACCACGTCGCGTTCCGCCGGGTAAATCTCGACCGCATCCCGATCCGCATAGCCAACGGCGTTTTTGATTTCCTGCAATGCGTCCCAGGTGATGCCATCCTTCCAGCGCCCGTTCATTCCCATACCGGTTGTGTTAACGCTCAGGCGGATCACGCCTTCCTCTTCCCTGAATTCCTGCACCAGAAAATATGAGTTGGCCCATACATGGGTGCGTTTCGGGTCGTGAAGCTTTTGCGGCCACTGCGCTTTCGGTACTTCTTTAAAATTACAGGTCATGATTTTCCCCTGAGTCCCATCACTGGGCTGGCCAGAGCCCGCAACCGGCGAGGTTTATCTATCGGTGTCGCGATGTAGCTGTGCTGACAGTTCCTGATCTCGACGCGAAGTTTGGTCCCGTCTACCCGGATCATGTAGTCCATGCTTTTGCCGGTTATACCGTAATCTCCGAAACGCTCGTAATGCTCCTGGAGCGCTGCGGCGCAAGCCTGTCGTGCCACGGGAGATTGTTTGCTGCCTCTGTTAATTAGTCTCATCGTTAACCGGGAGGGCGAACCCTCCCGCCTCCCTTAGCCGACATACTCAGGTTTCATATCCAGCAAATTGATGCTGAATTTCTCGTACAGTTCATCGCCCAGGTGGCGTTTCGCCGCCGTCAGGGTCTGCTCAGCCTTCGCGAACAGCTCAGCAGCTTCCGTTTCACCCGGCTGCGGAAGGGAGTTAATCGTCGCCTCGATTTTGTTGCGAGCGTTCACCCGGTGATAACGCTGTGTGGCTTTGTTCTTGAGTTCCGTGAACAGCGCTGAGCCCAGAGTTGCCTTGGCCTGGTTAATGTCTTCGCCCACGGCTTTCGCAGCGTCGATGTCTTCGGCGGCATCAATGCGATAACGAAATTCATCGGCGATAGCATCAATATTCACCGTGGATTCCCGCGCGCTGCTGGTGGTTGCGGCAGTGTCACTAGCGATTTCTTTCAGGTCCACGTGCTGCGGCGGCGGGTTAATCTCTTTCTCTGCGCGCGGCTCGACTTCATCCGGGCTGTAAACGCCCAGGATGACTTCCGGGCAGTACAGGCGCGCCCAGTACTTTACTGCGAGATAAGCGATCTGCTGCTTCGGTGCTGTCTTCCACAGTGGTTAGTTCCGGGTGGTAATATCAGACAGGTAGATTGGTTCGCCCCAGGTGATCTCCGCTTCACCGCGCAGGACTGCACCGACACGGATATAAAGGCCCAGTTCATCACGACCCTCTTTTTGGCCGGCGATCTTCTCCCAGTCTCCGCCGTACTCGTAATGGAATCGGCCCTGAATAGCGCTAGAGCTGGAAATCACCGCATTCACCAACTGCGCCTCGTAACCCAGCACGCCGTTTACCAGGTGCGTTTTCTGGGCGACTGCGTAAGGGTTCATGCCCCACTGCATGGCCTGCATGACAATCGCCATGCAGTCCGCAGGTTTCCCCGCCAGATGTTTGGGAACGGTTACGGCAGACTGGGCCATCAATTCGGCAAACTGGGTAAGCTGGCCCAGCGCCTGCACGTTGAATACTGCGTTGCTGGCAGAAATGGTGTTCGGAGCCTGCTCAGTCGTGATGATATTGGTATTTTGCATGGTCAAATCCTCCATTAAGCCAGGCGCAGCGCTTCAAGGCGGCGTTGGTCGAAATCGTTCAGTTCATCGGTGTAGTCAGCAGTGATCGGCGCTGGCCACTCGCCAGTATCAAAGCCGGTCGCGATAGCACGCATCGCCTTGCGGTACTCCAGCATGCCCAGTTCCAGCAGTTCGGCCGATGCCTCGATAATGGCGATCCAGTGGTAGTTCTCGTCTTTGTTGACAAAAATCCAGAAGAACTGGTCAAGCGCCGCCGTCTCGCAGTACATGGCTGCGCTCAGGTGGTAATCGCGGTCGATGATTTCCCGGTGCAACCTGGCGCGCAGACCTTCCTGCTTGACGTTCCACATGCTGATGGTTTTCAGGTCTGCGCCGATACGCACACCGTCAAGGTCGATTTCCAGATCCGGGCGTACACGTACTTCCAGCCCGGTCTCGTCGTCAAACCCGAAATAACTCACCTCAACAGCGCGGCTCGGGTGCGTCAGCAGCTTGCCGGCGGTAGGGTGAGCCAGAAGCGCTTTCTGAATGTTCAGCGCGGTGCTCAGTTGCTGGCGGGTGACCAGCACTTTGCCTTCCGGGTTCTCGCGCCACGCATCCAGCAGTTCGTCGGCGAACACGGCGCCCGGGTTAACAGACTTCACGGCCTGAATCAGGTCAGCTTTGGTGCCGGATACTTTTAGCGGCTGCGGCTTCTGCGCTTCCTGTGCCACCAGGTCAGGATTAACGATCGCCAGTTGTTCGAGCAACGCGTCACAACTGCCACTGGTTTTTACCGGAGCGGGCAGGGTGGCGTTGTACTCTTTGATACAGGCCTTCATTGCGACAGCGGTCTGCTTCTTGTCTGCCTCGATACGCTGGAACTCAGCTGGCAGAGTCATATAGCTCTGCGCTGTTTCTTCCAGGCTGCCACCCATCGGCACCTGCGCAGGCAGGGTGGCGTTGTGCTCTTCAAGCAGCGCTTTGATATCGTCTGCGCTTAGCAGCGCGGGGAGGCTGGCGTTATGCGCGTCGATAAACGTGCGCAGCGTTGCCGTGGTGGTGAATGCACCTTCCGGGATTTCAGGTTCAATACTGAATTCTGTGTGCAGGTTCTCCGGTTGCAGTGCCAGCGCATGCACCAGGTTACCCATATCCAGCACTTTGGACTGCTCGCGGGAAATGGTCTTTTCAACGTGGCGCGCATTGAAATACATCAGCGATACACGAGCATCTTTCACCATGGTTGAGCTGATACCGTTCGCGGCGTGGTAAACGTTATTCGGTAAACCTTCATAACGGCCTGGTTCGAAGAAAGCCGGATACTCAATAGCTTTTGGTTCAGTTTCTGGCGAAGATGGCTCGCTTTGTTGCTGATCCGGTTCAGACTGGGCCGGTTTAACAGTTTCCTGGTTCGTTTCCGGCTCAGTGTGGTTAGCCAGGCGTGGAGCGTTAGCCGCGAAAATACCGGCAGCGTTTACGGCATCTGCCTGCGAATGATCTTCATCAGCGCTTTCGCCTGTTGAAACCGGTGTACCAGCCGGGATTTCGTTACTGACAGCCGTTTCCATCTGCACATTTTCGGTAACCTCCAGTTCTTCGCGTAGGCCTTCGGCCATTTCCTGATAAGTGGCGTCGCCCATTACGGGGCCGTTGTCCGGATTAATCGGGGCGTTACCAGTCAGCCCTTCGATGGAGAACACTCCAGCGCCGAGGTTTTCAACTTTCGGCTGTGACGCTGCTTCGTCAACCCGGCGACGTGCCCCTTCTTCACGGACTCGCTGTAAGTTTTCTTCGTGAGTACAGAAAGATTTACGTGGCGTTTTATCCCATTTCGGATCCGCCGGGTCGCTGATGCCCTCAACATATTCTCCGCGGTCAGCCGCCAGTTGTTTATCCAGGGTTTCACGGCTGAATTGCGCAGCCTCTACAGTTTCAGCATCTGGCTTGTCGTGCTGGTGTTCTTTCAGGTTTGCGCTGATGTAGGTTTGCAGGCTGACCGGGAAATGATGGACGTTCTCGGCGGCGCCACGGATCAGTGCGAAAATAGCAGCGCGGGAATAGTCCAGGATGCCCGCTGTTTTGCGCAGTGCGGCAGACCATTCCTTAAACGGGCTTTCATGTTTCTGAACGATTTCTTTGGCGCGTCGATGTATGGCGCCCGGGATGTTGTAGATATCAAAATCCATCGGCAGCGTCGCGGCTGCGATCTCGTAATCAAGCGTATCCAGGGTATGCGTGTAGTCCTGGCTGCGATCGGTCACGATGCCGCCGCCAGCATTCGTGCCGGTGTCTGTGCGCTGAATGGCGGAAATGCGGTTACCTTTGGCCCATTCCTTCACAAGGAGCCCCTTGTCGACATACGCGGTTTCGCTCCAGGCTTTCAGGAACTGCAGCATAACGCCAAGCTCAGGCAATTTTTTATCCTGCGGGAACACTTCCCTGACCGCGTCGGTCAGTTTCCATAGGTCGTATTCCCTGACGTCTTTCAGGGAAGGGGTGTTTTCAGCGGCCAGGAGCAGGTTTTGTACGTACGAGTTATCCACGTCCATTTCCAGTGCAATAAGGGCATTTTTCTGCTCTGCCTGGATGTGGTAGGCGTATTCGCTTTCAGAGATAAACTGAGCGAGTAGACGCTGGCGGAATGGCAGGGTTGCCACGGTGATAAGCTCTGGAATTTCCGCATCATGCAATTTCTGAACAATGTCAGTTGCGGAGGCGGTGGTACTATTAATTTCAGGCCAGTCATGAACTATATCAGCCCACTCTTTAACGAGTTGGGAACGATCACCCGCTTCAGCTTCCACCCAGGCTGTAATAAATCCGTTGATGGCGCTTACTTCGTGGTTCTGCTCCAGTGGGAATAATTCTTTTACAGCCTGAATGAGTTTCCACTCAACATGTGCAGACAGTTCATCAATGCCTGGTACCTCCCGGCAGGCCTGCAGCAGATTCTGGATATAGATATTGCTTTCGTCCGCCTCAGCTGCGCCGATCTGTACGTGCACAGCTTCAATGATTTCTTTTTCTTCGGTGTCGTTAAGCAGGTGTGCAATCAGGCGCTGCGGCAGGCGCAGCCGTGCTACCGGGCGGAGCAGTGCAGGTGCGTCGGCAGCCGGCGCACTGGCATTACCGGTATCGTCTGCCAGCTGCGCGCGCTCGTCCTGGATATTTATTGAATCCGCGGCTTTTGATATTTGACTCCATGACTTCCCGTCTTCGCCGAGTTCGTAACGATCGCACCAGGTATCATCCAGAACGCGCTCGGCGGGCAGGTCGTCGACAACAAGCCAGTTTGTACGGACCGGCAGCTGGTAATCCGCGCCGCGACCGACTTCGATTTCGGCATCTTCCAGGATGTTCTCGATTTCACGCTGGGCGCGTGAGTCGGATTTTGCAGAGAACCAGCAAAACAGGTTTTTTGCTCCTGACTTCGCTTTTGCCTTAATGAGAAACGCATATGTGTTCATTGCGTCTGAGCTCCTTTGGGTTGTAAGATCCCCGGCGCTTGTAAGAGCCGCCTTCGGTTTAGGTGAAAAATTCCGGTATGCTTTGGTCGGTGTTACCGGACGTAAGGCCCGCTTCGGCGGGTTTTTGCGTTTATGGCTCGTGAGCCATCTGATCGTGCCCGGCGCACTGCCTGGAGCAGTAATGCCGTTCTTCGCGGGCAAGCATGTTGCCGCGCAGTAAAAGCAGGGTGCTTTTCATTTCATCGCCTGGCTGAAGGAGGCTTCTGCAGTAGGCGCATTTCGCACCGGTGGTTTCCTGACCGTGAATCATCGGATCCCCCCAGCCATTCAGTAAAACTTCCACAAGACAATCGTTAATACGTATGGCACCGCGCATGGTGCGCAGGTAAACGTATTTGCCGCGAACCGCTGACACATTCCAGGTGTGCCCGTCGTGCTTTGCCAGCATTCCCGGAACCACACACTGGCGAATGATGTGCATCGTGCCGTAGTGTTGATTAACCATCTCATCCTCTGCCCTTATCGCCAGGCTGGCGGAACGTTTGTAAACCTGCTGCGTGTTAATGACTCCACCTCATCCCGGTATTCATATACTCCGGGCCGCTACTTCGTGGGCGTCCTGCCTTGGTGGTCGTTACTGCGTTTTGATGAGTTGATATTAAGTCTCAGGCTTAATTATTGTCAAGCTTTTAGCTAAGTAGATTTTAAGTTTTAGGCTTAAACGTGATAGGAGATGTGAATTTCTGGCAAAAAAAATCCCAGCCAAAGGCCGGGATACGGGTTTTATAGTCAGATTTAATATTTCGAACTGGCGGGAGGGTTTCTAATTTCTAAGGCGTATTTTTGATACAGCTTAATCTTCGTGAAACTTAACGCGCCCCTTCATGTACTTCTCGTACAACTCATCAAGTTCTTTTAAACGTATAGCGAAAATCCTAAGCATGTTTTCTTGCTCTGCGCTTGGTAACTGGCGATAAAGCTCAAGCAATCTTTGCTCGTCCGGCTTCAACCCGTCTTTTTCACCTACATCCTCACCAAGAAGCCAAGGGACTGAAACGCCAGCAGCATCTGCGATCGCAAGCGCTGATTTCTTACTAATTACACCTTTTTTGAACCAGCCGTTAACGGATTGCGGAGTTACCTGCGCAACGCGAGCCATATCTGATTTTGTCATCCCACGCCCATTTAATTCATTGAGGCGCTCGACAAGTGTTGGGTTTAGAAGCGGTTTCTTTTCCATAACCAAGAGAATAAGCCTTTTGCTTAAACTTTAAAATTCGCCCCAGGCTTGACAATATATTAAGTCTAAGGCTTAATTTGTTGTAAGTTCAAACCGGAGACAATGATGAACGGATTAATTAAAGCAATTAAAACTGCTGGGAACGCTTCAAACCTAGCCGTCATGTTAGGTATCAAGCCCATGTCAGTGAGTCGCTGGAAGAATCGCTATAACGGTAACGTCCCCGCCGATCGAGTGCTGCAAATCTACGGCGTAACTGGCGTCACTCCACATGAGCTACGACCCGACTTATACCCCAACCCAACCGATGGTCTTCCGAAACAGGAGTAACCATGCAAACACTTCAATTTCAACAGAGTACCGGAACAATGCCGGGGGCGATGATAAATCGCTCTCAGCCGAAACCGGAGTATACGCACCAGCAGATCCGTTGCGCTGTTCGTGCCTGGGCGGCTGCAATCGATAACCAGGACGTGGTGGCCGGGCTGATTGTTGAGGAATATCAACTCAGCGGTGGCAGCCTGGATTTCCCGACCGAAATAAACCGCCAGCGTCAAAAGCTCTTTCGCTGGCTGGACGGTGATACCGATTACGCACATGCAAATATCCGCGAGTTAACTCCGGCAATTCTTAACGTACTCCCGCTCGAGTTCCGCAGCCGGCTTATCCCACAGGAAGACATCCTTTCGCGCGTCGCGACGGCGATGAAAGAGTGTGCGGAAGCCAAGCAGGCCGTGCTGATGAAAGCGCCTGAACATCAGAAGCTGAAAGAGGTAAGTGAGGGGATCGCGTCGTTGTTTCGTCTGATGCCCGAGCAGGTCGGTCCGTTGATGACAATGGTCATGTCGATGCTGGGCGTCATGTAACAGGGGCCGCTTATGAACCACGAACAGTTCATTAAGAAACACGTCTGTGAAGAGCTGATTAAGCAGGGCTTTCCAGTTCCGGTCGCTCAGGGGGGGGCATTACAGGCTGTGGACTTATACCGGCGCATGTCTCAGGCAAGCCGTAAGGGGAAAATTTTCGATGATGTTTTACGACACGCGAAGTTGTGGGCAGAGAAACAAACAACCTCAGCCGACAGGTTCGAAGAAAAGCGCGTCAAGCGCACCGAACAGCGTGGACTGTTCTGAAAGGGTGAAGACCGTGCTGGTGGAACAGCAACGGCCTTCGGGTGCAATAACTGGATGCAATTGCGAGGTCAGTATGACTGGACAAACCGAAAATTTCAACGAGGTGCGCTATGGGTAATTTAGCGCGTCTTTCCGTAGTACCAATCAGACCTGAATTGCAGGTGGTGGAGATGCGTGTGGCCGATACAGACGATGGATTCACACGTCTGGCGAACGAGCTGTACGAGGAGCTTATTGGGGCCAACCTGACGAAAAATCAGGCCAAGGTTGCTCATGCTGTTTGCCGAAAGACCTATGGGTTCAACAAAAAAATGGACCGCATTGCTGACACCCAGCTAGCTCAGTTAACCAGGCTGCCCCGGCAGAAAGTTAACGCTGTAAAAAAAGAGCTGCTGAGCATGCACGTCCTGATATCTGATGGTTCATTAATTGGGCCGAATAAAAACCTTAACGAGTGGAAAATCCCTCCCGCTAAAAGCGGACCCGTGAGTCACCACGGTAGTGACAAAAATTGTCACCATGGTAGTGACAGTCACCATGATGATGACACTGTCACCACGGTAGTGACAAAAAATGTCACCACGGTAGTGACAAGCCTGTCACCACAATGGGGACACACAAAAGACACTATTACAAAAGACAATAAAGACAATATTAATAAACCCCCTAAATCCCCCAGGACAGGAAGATCTGATTTCAATCCAGAAACCGCTCCTGTCCCGGAATGGCTTTCGCGTGAAACCTGGTCTTCATGGGTCGCCTATCGTCGCGATCTGAAAAAGCCCATCAAGTCGATGCAGACCGTTACGCAAGCTATCAACCTGCTGGGCCGCTGTATCGCCAAAGGATATAGCCCCGAAGAAATAATCAACCGGAGCATAGCCAACGGCTGGCAGGGGTTGTTCGAACCTGAGCAGTCAAAAAACACTGCGACGTCGCGCTATCAGTCGCAGGCCCTTTCGGTACCGCAACCTGATAACACGATTCCGGACGGATTCACGGGGTGATCATGAAAACCAGCAGCGAATTAATCGGACGCCTGCAGCGGCTCATGCCGGCGGGTATCAAACCCAAGTTCACCAGCGCTGAAGAACTTATGGCCTGGCAGCAGGAAGAGGGCCGCAAGCATTGCGCTGAGGTGGAGAAACTCAACCAGAAAGCGCGTGCAGACCGCATTTTCGGGCGATCGGGTATTCAGGACTTGCACCGTAGCTGCACGTTCAAAAACTACCAGGTGAGCGGCGAGGGGCAGCAACTTGCGCTGACGATGGCGAAACGCTACGCGCAGAACTTCGGTACCGGATTTGGCAGCTTCGTGTTCAGCGGCGGCTGCGGTACCGGGAAAAACCATCTGGCGGCAGCGATCGGAAATCATCTGCTCGGGCGTGGCGCCACGGTGCTGATTGTAACCATCCCCGACCTCATGTTGCGCGTTCGCGCCTGCTACGACGAGGGCGAATCAGAATCCGCGTTACTGGATGACCTGTGCCGCGTGGACCTGCTGGTTCTCGATGAGGTGGGTGTACAGCGCGAGACGCGCGGCGAGTTCGTCATCCTGAACCAGATTATCGATCGCCGCCTGGCAGCCCTGAAACCTGTCGGTGTGCTGACCAACCTGAATCACCCTCAACTGACCGCCGTACTGGGCGAGAGAGTGATGGACCGCCTGCAGATGGATGGCGGTGTCTGGGTGAACTTCAACTGGGCCAGTTACCGTAAAAACGTCAGCCACCTGCGTGTGGTGAAGTGAGGAAATCATGACAACGAATTTTGTTAACGACGTGATCAGCTTCCTGACTAACCGGGAAGGAAACCTGCATGAAATCGCCGCGGCTATCGGCATGGACCCAAACCGGACCTCAACGCTGCTGGGTGGCCTGTTGCGTAGCGGTACCGTCGCTCGCTCCGGGCGCATGCGGAAATACGTTTACAGACTGGCGCCTGATTACCGTACCCCTGAGCAAATTTACCAAGAGCGGCTTAGCACAGTCCTGGCTGCACTGCACGAACGCCAGCGCCTGAGTTTTGGTGAGGTGAAAACGCTCATCGATGAATCATCCTGTCTTACCCGTTCCTTCCTCGAGCAAGCCGTAAAACGAGGTGAGTTTATCAAGCAGGGTAAACAGGGTTATTTCCTGACGTTTCAGGATTACGAAACGTACCTGGAAGCACTGGCTGAGCGCCGTAAGGCAAAGCGTACAGCTGACTGTGCCGCCCGCCGCGCAGCGCGGAAATCTCAGGTCAAGCCAGCGGAGCCGGAAAGACCGGCGGAGCCAGTTAACGCAATTACAGATAAATGCCGCCAGAACTGGCAGGGTTATCATATCCATAAAATTTTCGGGAGCGCCCGCGCATGAAAGACATGACGAATGAGCAGTTAATTCGCGCCACCTACGTGGTCGCTAAGTACGAAAATCCGAAGACGGCACAACTGCTGACTGAACTGGCGGGGCGGCTGGACTGCGCGCTGGCAGCGACGCGTACGGCTTGCCGGGAACGTGACGCCGCTGTCAGAGCCGAAATTGAGTGGGAGACGGCCATGCGTCAGGCTGTTGGCGAAGACGGCGTTGATGACGTGGTTGTGGTTATTGAGTCGCTGAAGTCGGCTGCTTTAAAACACATCAAAGGAGATGCGGCGTGAACTGGAAACATGATGCGTTAGCCCACGATCTTGCAGAACATCTGCGCCAGAACACTGCGCGGATTGTATGGGAAGATATGCAGCTCGGTCCGAGCGGTACAGCTCGCCCGGATGTTTACGCGATCCCATGCTCATTCAGCAAATTTTGCCCTGTCGTGTACGAAATTAAGGTCAGCGTTTCCGACTTCCGCGCCGACGTCACTGCCGGGAAATACACGAAATATTTTGCGTACGCCAGCGCGGTAGTCTTTGCCGTTCCCGAGGGAATGCTGAAAAAGTCTGATATCCCGGAGGGCTGCGGGCTGATGGTTCGTAAAAAAAGCGGATGGCATACCCTGAAAGGCCCGACCATGCGATCCATTGACAACCTTCCGCGCGACGCCTGGATAAAACTGGTTATTGACGGAATCCGCCGTGAAACCGAGCGTACCCGACTTATGATGCGCAGCGCTCCGGTTTATGTTGATGAAAGACGGCTGGCGCAGCGACATGGCGACGAGATTGCCAGACTGGTATCGCAGGCTTACAACGCAAAAGCTCGCCTCGAATCGGCTATTCAGAATCAGGAAAAGCGCCGTGTAGAAGTTTTCCAGCAGACAGAGCAGGAGGCTCGCTGGCAACGCGAGCAGATAGAGCGACAGGCTGAAAGCCTGAACCGGGCGCAACGCGAACTGGCTGATGTTCTCGGGCTGCCTGAAAACGCGACAGTTAATCACCTTACCCGGGCAATAAATTCAGCCGCCTATCGACTCGCTCAGGATGCCGAGGTTATACGTCTGCGTGGATTGTTCAGCAGGCTGGAAGATTTGCTGGTCAGCGCCAACCAGAAGCTGCCGGGTGAGTCAGCTAAGGTGGGTGCGGCATGACTGAGCAAGTCATCCTTGATATGTGCTGCGGCTCACGCATGTTCTGGCTCGACAAAGCCGACCCGCGTGCCGTTTTCTGCGATATTCGCGCCGAAGAGCATGTACTGTGCGATGAGCGCCGCCTGGTTATTAGCCCCGATGTTATTGCTGATTTCCGCGTGTTGCCGTTCGCCGACGCTACGTTTCCGGTGGTGGTGTTCGATCCGCCGCATCTTGAACGTGCTGGCCCGAACGGCTGGCAGGGCAAAAAGTACGGGAAGCTTAACCGTGATACCTGGCGCGAGGATTTGCGCGCCGGTTTCAGGGAGGCTTTCCGCGTTCTGAAACCCAACGGGGTGTTGATTTTCAAATGGAACGAGACGCAAATCCCGTTGAGCCAGGTCGTGTCGCTCACTGACGAGAAACCGGCTGTCTGGCAGAAGACCGGAAAAAACGACAAAACGCACTGGCTAATTTTCGTCAAGAGCGGTGCTGGTACCATAAGCAGCGAGCCTGACCGCTTAATGTGGTACGCCACAAAACGCATCGTAGAGCTGGAAAGCCAGCTGCTGGTGGATGTGCCGGAAACCGTCTGGCCCGCTGAAGTCGGCATGGTCTTTTCTCAGATTGAAGTCGCCGGGGATCTCCCGGCGCACCACCAGCGTCGCCTGAAACATCACATCAACCGCATGTGGCTGGAAAAAATGCCGGTACCGGCGATCGTCACTGCTGCCCGTTCGCTGGCCGCTGCCATGGAGAAATATGCGTGAGAGAAATCATCGTTGATAATTTTGCCGGAGGCGGCGGGGCGTCTACCGGTATTGAGCTGGCGACTGGCCGCAGTGTGGATATTGCCATCAACCACGACGAGAACGCCGTCGCGATGCACACCACGAACCACCCGGATACGTTGCACTATTGCGAATCGGTGTTTGATGTAAACCCAATGGCGGCGACGGCAGGCCGCCCGGTGGGGCTGGCATGGTTTAGCCCGGATTGCCGCCACTTCTCGAAGGCCAAGGGCTCAAAGCCAGTTGAGAAAGAAATTCGCGGTCTGGCGTGGATCGTTATTCGCTGGGCGCTGGCGGTGCGGCCACGCGTGATGATGCTGGAGAACGTCGAAGAGTTTAAAACGTGGGGACCACTCCTGGCGGCAGAGATGCGCCCAGATCCGGCCCGCGCTGGGGAAACATTTGAGGCGTTCTGCGGGATGCTGTCCGGTGGTATACCTGCCGGGCATCCTGCGCTGGCAGAGTGCTGCGAGTTCCTGGGTATTGCCGTAGATGGCGAACAGGCGCAACAGCTGGTGGCCGGGCTCGGATATGCTGTTGATCACCGCGAGCTGCGGGCGTGTGACTTTGGCGCGCCGACAATCAGAAAGCGCTTTTTTATGGTGATGCGGTGCGACGGCGTGTCGGTGACCTGGCCGGAGCCGACACACGGCGATCCTAAATCGCCAGCAGTGCAGAACGGTAAGCTTAAAGCCTGGCGGACGGCGGCGGAGTGTATCGACTGGTCAATCCCGGCGCCGTCGATTTTTGACCGCAAAAAGCCGCTGGCCGAGAACACGCTCAAACGCATTGCCCGAGGCATTCAGCGGTTCGTGATCGACAATGCGTCGCCGTTTATCGTGAAGTGCAATCACACCAGCACCCGTACCAGTTACGACTGCTTCCGAGGACAGGCGCTGGCGGATCCGCTACAGACCATTACCAAAACCCACGGCTATGCTGTCGCGGTACCGCACCTGACAAAATTCCGTACCGGCGCGACCGGGCAGGTTGTCACCGAGCCGGTGCCAACGGTTACCGCCGGTACGTCAAAGCGTCCGGGCGGAAACGGGCATGCGCTGGGCGTGGTGGAAGCCGCACTTACCCCGTTCCTGGCGGGTAATGGTGGCAGCGAATATCAGGCCAAACCACGCCCGCTGGATAAACCCGCGCATACCATCCTGAAAGAGTCACGGTCATGCGTCGTTGCGCCAGTGATTGCCCGCCAGTTCGGTGCCAGCGTGGGCCACCGGGCCGACGAGCCGAGCGCGACTATCACGGCAGGCGGCGGCGGTAAATCGCAGCTGGTGACCCCGACGCTCATTCAGATGGGATATGGCGAGCGCCCAGGGCAGGAACCGCGCGTGCTGCAACTGGACAACCCACTGGGTACCGTTACCGCCGACGGCAATAAATTTGCCACTGTAAGCGCGTTCCTGGCGAAACACTACGGCGGCAATTATTCCGGGCCCGGCGCCGCTATGAATGAGCCAGCGCATACGGTCACTACCACGGATCACCATGGTCTGGTCACATCCCATCTGGTGAAGTTACGCGGCACGTGCCGGGACGGGCAGCGCACAGACGAACCTACGCCAACGGTCACTGCTGGTGGCCAGCACGTAGGGGAGGTGAAAACCACACTGGCAGCAGAAGGGTATGACGAGCAGCGCGCGGCGCAGGTGCTGGCGTTCCTGCGGGAATACTGCGGTGAGGATTGCGACGGACTGGTAACAGTGGATGGCATCGTTTACCGCATCGTTGATATTGGTATGCGCATGTTGCAACCGCACGAGCTGTACCGCGCCCAGGGCTTCCCGGAGTGGTATATCATTGACCGTGACTATCGCGGCGTGAAGTACGCCAAAGATAAGCAGGTGGCGCGCTGCGGCAATGCGGTACCGCCGCCGTTCGCTGAGGCACTTGTTAGGGCTAACTTGCCGGAGATGTGTAGAGCGAAATATCTTGCTGCATAATTAAAATTGCTGGTCATACCACGGCGTTTTTGGTGATAAAAACTACAATTATTGTTGCCAAAAATGACTGAGGGGCTGATATGAAAGCAAAATATAAAGTTATTTATTATATCGATAGCAAACGGCATGAGTTCGATACGTTTGTTTTACGAGACGACAAGATTGATGAAGCCGATCTTTATTCTCAAATAATGCCTAAGGTAGAGGAGCACTATAAGGACACATATGGTGTTAATTCATTTGCAGTGCGAAAGGGATTCAGTGACATCACTTTCGACTATTTAGGCCCGAGTTAAACACGATAGCTCTCTGCTGCATGCATACTACTAATGTTAAGCCACGTTGTACCGTGGCTTTTTTATTCAATGGCTTACAACAACTTAACTTTTCAAACCTGTGTCGCAATTTGTGCGCTTATCGAGTTGATCATTCTCCCGTATGGGTGTACTGTTTATTTATACAGTATTTTTATGAGAGGGATGATCATGAAGGTTGAAGTCACTATCGAACGTACAAAAAAACTGCCTGATGGCGCGATCCCGGCGCTGGAAAAAGAACTTTTAAAACGATTAAACAAGCGCTACGAAGGGTGCAAGCTGACCATTCGTCGGGCACAAAATGACGGGCTCAATGTTATCGGTGGCGATAAAGACGAAATCGCAAATATTCTGCAGGAAACCTGGGAAAGTGCGGACGAGTGGTTCTACTGATTGAACGTTGAACTATTTCCTGAAGCTGAACAGGGGGATGCTGTGAGAGAATGTGTTTCAAAATCATCTGAGCCTGACTGGTATGACGTTGTCAGAAGGGCGGATGGCGCGGTGCTATGTAGTTTTCCAGGAGGTGATCGTTTTCTTGTTTATAAAAGTGGAGGGCTTATTTCTATGCGACCTTTACTTGATGAGGAAATTATTTTCACGCCAACCGCGGTTGTGCAGTTTCTCACTGATCTCGGCTACCGCATCCAAAGACCATCTGATAATATGATCTCATCGGTCTGAACAGCCGGTAAACCTGCTGCGCCACGGAGTGAACACCATGGCGCACTTGCAATTAATCAAGCAATCATCAGGAATCCTGATCCCGGCTACGCCCGAGACCAGCGACTTTTTGCATTCAAAATGCAAGCTCGGAGCCGTACTCGAAGCCGAGTTTCGCCAGCTACGTAACCCGGCATTTCACCGTAAGTTTTTCGCTCTGCTTAATCTTGGTTTCGAGTACTGGGAACCGACCGGCGGCGCGATATCTTCCAACGAAAGCAGGCTGGTTAACGGTTACGCCAGATACCTTGCCGCCTATGGCGGGAACGAAAGCGCGCTGATGGATGCCGCTGAGCAATATCTGGAACAGGTGGCCAGTCGCCGCATAACTAACGGCATCAGCCTCTGCAAATCCTTCGATGCGTATCGCGCCTGGGTAACAATCGAGGCCGGACATTTCGACACCATTCAGCTTCCTGACGGCACCCTGCGTAAGCATCCCCGCAGCATTTCATTTGCAAGCATGGACGAAACCGAGTTCCAGCAGCTCTACCGTGCCGCGCTGGATGTGCTTTGGCGTTGGATATTATCCCGCGTGTTTCGCGACCAGCGTGAGGCCGAGAACGCCGCCGCGCAGCTGATGAATTTTGCGGGGTGAATATGGCAAAAAAACCTCGTCGAAAATGCATCCACTGCAGGGAGTGGTTTCACCCGGTACGTGATGGGCAGGTTGTTTGCTGCTACGAATGCGCAAGCGCTGTAGGCAAAGAGCAGACCGCAAAGAACCAGGCCGACGCTATGCGTGCTGAGAAGAAGCGCCAGCGCGAAGAGGAGAAAGAGCAGCGGGCACGCCAGGCGGAACGGCGACTGGCAGTTAAGCCGCTCAGCTATTTCATCAAACAGGCCCAGCAGGCTTTTAACGAATTCATCCGGTACCGCGATCGACATCTCCCTTGTATCAGCTGCGGGCGGCATCACGACGGGCAATATCATGCCGGGCATTTCCGCACGACCGGCGCGAATCCGGAGCTGCGCTTTGACGAAGACAACTGCCATAAGCAGTGTTCGGTCTGTAATAACCACCTCTCCGGCAACCTGACTGCCTACCGTCCAGCGCTAATCGTCAAAATCGGCCAGGCCCGCTTTGATGCCCTGATGGGCCCGCACAAATTACCGAAGTGGGGGCGTGACGACTACATCCGGATCCGCGATGAGTACCGAGCAAAACTCAAAGTACTAAAACAGCAGGAGGCCGCATGACTACCGAAAATTATTACCAGATTGGCTGGGCCGCCCTGCTGGCCATCGGGTACGTCCTGGACTGGTTCGAAACAAGAGAGGGAAAACGGTGAACAAAGAAAATTGCAAAACAGATGTTATCCGCCTCCGCTGGCAACGTCTGCGTATTTACCGCTTTCGCGGATCGGTTGTGACGGATTACCGCATATTGAGAAATTACATTAAAACATCAATGAGGATTGCCGGATGAACCTGGAATCATTACCAAAGTACTATTCGCCTAAATCCCCAAAGCTGAATGATGAAACTCCAGCTACTGGTGGTGATGCACTATCCATTACCGATGTTATGGCTGCCCAGGGCATGGTGCAGGCCGAAGCCCCGTTAGGGTTTAACCTGTTCCTGGCGAAGATGGGCATTCAGGATCCGCAATCAGCTATCGAAGGGCTAATGAATTACGCGCTGGCGTTAAAAAACCCGGTATTGAATAAGCTAAGCGACGCCGCGCGCGCCGAAATGGCTCGCTGCCTGGCCCAGTTCGCATATAGCGACTATGCCCGCTCAGCGGCCAGCAGCTGCGAGTGCGACCACTGCAACGGGAAGGGAGTGATTCGCATTATGCGTGAAGTGGTCAAGCACCCTGGAGTGAAAGGTATTGAAGCGACAGTACGCAGGGAAGAGGTTGAAGAGCTTTGTAAGCACTGCGCAGGTAAGGGCAAGATTAGCACCGCATGCCGCGACTGTTCAGGGCGTGGAACGGCAATCGATAAAAAGCGGAGCCTTTTACACGGGGTGCCGGTTCAGAAAATATGCGATCGCTGCAATGGTAAAGGCTACAGTCGACTCCCGACCACCCTGGCGCGCGCCCGGGTAGCTCGTCTGGTACCGGATATGACCGATTACCAGTGGTACAGCGGGTACGCCGATGTGATCAATAAGCTGGTATCGAAATGCTGGCAAGAAGAAACCTACGCTGAGCTAAAATTGAGAGAAGTCACACGATAGCAACATATTTAACGAAAATGGGGGCATGATGCTTGTCATTTTCAAAAATTATGGGTAGTATTTTCCCAACGATGGGCATTGTATGTTCAACGTTTAAAACCTGCCATAGAGCGGGTTTTTTTATGCTTGCAATTTCCCCACGTATGGTGTTAGTAGAGCACTTTTTGCTATCAATAATCTTTAATTCATGTTGATAACTTCAATTTTGTACGTATAATGCCGCGCCATCGAAGAATGATTTCGAAACTAATTTGATAAAAAAAGTAGAGCTAAACCCCTTGTGCGCTATCCTTTCTTTCGGTAGTTTGGATTTGTAGGACGCACAAAGCCCTGCTAAGGATTTTAACTTGAACAAAATTCAGCCTGCTGTGGTTTATACAATGACTTTCCTCATCATCCCCGCTTGGGGGTTTTGGCTGCTTTCGCTCATTAAATAATCAAACGCACTCACGCTTCCTCTTTTTTAAAGCTTTCCTAATCCTTATCCAGTTAAAATCCCTTTGGTTCTGACGATGCGGCCGCACGTTAGGTTTAATTAACTGGCATAAGGTATAACTCTATAAGTTCTTCAAGTGATACTGCTTCTGGTGTAAAGGTGTGGATTCTCACGGGAATGGTGGCTTTAACCATTGGGATTGTAAGTTTTTTCGCAGTCCGACTCGTTGACACTATCGACTCGACTGAGGCTAGTGTGAATACCATCAAAGAAGTTCAGGCCCGGCAGGAAGAAAGGATCACTGGTCTTCAGCGTGACCGTGATAACGCCGAGAAAGAGATTGAAAAGTTGAAAGACAAAGTAGATCGCCTGAAGGATGAAAACGCTGATTTAAAGGGCAAGCTGAAAGTATCCAGCTCACTCGATACCTCAAAGCTGCCTAAGGGCGGCTTTTTTTGTACCTATAGTTCTATTAGGCTCACTTTATGAGCCGAACGTCCTTGGTATTCGGCTCATGCCTTATACCAGCGCCACAACAGCGGAATGGCATCCGCATCAGGGCCCACTTCGGTGGGCCTTTTTTATTTCCCCTCATACGAGAGGACTCACCACTAACGAGGGGGCGTAATGTCCGAACCTTTTTCCGGTACCGCAGCCGCCGGCAGTGCGCTGACTGGTGCCAGCATTTATGGACTACTCACCGGCACTGATTACGGCGTGGTGTTCGGCGCATTTGCCGGGGCCGTGTTCTACGTGGCCACCGCTGCCGACCTGACGATTTTCCGCCGTTCCGCGTATTTCGTAGTGTCGTATTTTGCTGGCGTGTATGGCTCCGGGCTTGTGGGTTCGTGGCTGGCGAGCATAACCGGCTATGCCGATAAACCGCTTGATGCGCTCGGCGCTGTGATTTTATCTGCCGTCGCAATCAAGACACTGACGTTTTTCAGTGAACAGGACCCGCTAAAGCTGCTCGCACGCTGGAGAGGGGGAACCAATGGTAACTAACGATCCGCTGGTGGTGACCAACGTGGTGGCCTGTGCCGCCATTGTTTTGCGCCTGATGATGTTCCGTAAGCCTGGCGGGCGGCATAACCCGTGGGCGTCATGGCTCGCTTACCTGATTATCCTGGCGTATGCATCGGTGCCGTTCCGGTACCTGTTTGACTCCTACCTGCATACCCACTGGGCAACTGTCGCCATCAACTTAATCATCTGCGCTGCCGTGTTCCGCGCCCGGGGCAACGTCGCGCGGCTCTTCCATGTACTGAGGCCGGAATGAACCAATCACAATTTCAGCAGGCGGCTGGTATAAGCGCCGGATTAGCTGCGCGCTGGTTTCCGCACATTGATGCTGCCATGAAAGAATTCGGTATCACCGCACCGACTGACCAGGCGATGTTTATCGCGCAGACCTGGCATGAATCTGTTGGCTTCACCCGGCTGGTGGAGAGTATGAATTACAGCGTGGCGGGCCTCGCGAGTTTTGTTCGTGCCGGTCGGCTTACTCAGGACCAGGCAAATGCGCTGGGCCGCCGCTCATATGAAAAGGTGTTACCGCTGGAACGTCAGCGCGCCATTGCCAATCTGGTTTACAGCAAACGCCTGGGCAACAAAGCGGCGGGCGACGGCTGGAAATATCGCGGTCGTGGCCTGATTCAGATCACCGGCCAGGCAAATTACACCAAATGCGGTACCGCGCTGAAACTCGACCTGGTCACCAACCCTGAGCTGCTGGAGCAGGACGTTAACGCGGCGCGTTCAGCGGCATGGTTCTTTGCCACCAGCGGATGCCTGCTTTATTCCGGCGACCTGGCCCGCGTCACGCAGATTATTAATGGCGGTCAGAACGGCATTGAAGACCGCCGTCAGCGTTACAACCGTGCACGAGCGGCATTGTTATGATCCAGGTGCTGCTGAGGAAGTACTGGTTTCCGCTGGTGGTGCTGGTTCTTACTGGGGCGCTGGCCTTTCTGGTAAACCGGTACCGTGACAACGCCATTGAGTACAAAAAGCAGCGTGACGAGAAAGCGCAGGCGCTCAGTCTGGCGAATGCCACCATCACCGACATGCAGGTGCGCCAGCGAGACGTTGCGGCACTTGATGCGAAATACACAAAGGAGCTTGCTGATGCGAATGCTGAAAATGATGCTCTGCGTAAGCGTCTCGATAATGGTGGCCGGGTGCGCGTCAAAGGAAAGTGTCCCGTCCAGGATTACACCACCTCCACCGGCAGCGTGGGCGATGCAGGAACCGTCGAACTCTCTGACGTTGCTGGACGAAACATTCTCGGTATCCGTTCCGGAATCATCCGCGACCAGAAAGCCCTGAAGTATTTGCAGGACTACATCAGGGCACAGTGCCTGAATTAAAAAAGAGTTTACCGTGCTTTATCAGCGGGGATCCCGTGAGCTCACCGTTTCGGCAGGGAACGACGGCAGAACTATTTTTCGGCTCAGTAAGTCAGATGTGGCTTCTTTCAGTCGTTCCAGATCGGCCAGGTCTGATGAATTTTCCTCAGCTAATATCTCAAAGGCATCGGTGATGTGTTCCCGAATGGCATCTTTTGTTTGCGAGTCAAGCTTAGCGAACAAAGCCGTGACAACAATTTTCAGGGCATCCAGCCGGGCAAGGGATTCTTTTTTGGATGCTTCCTGATCAGCAATCTTTTCGATTAAATCAGCGATTAAGTGTTTCATATAAAATGCCTTTCTGGTTCAGGGATCGTGAAATATATCTATATTGCACCAGCCTGCAAGAAATACTTTAAAGGAAGCACCCGGTCGGGTTATTTACGGTCAGCAGTGCAGTTTATGCAAAGGCTGGCTGGTGCCTCACAACATCAACGCAGCAAAAAAATATAAAAAAAAAGCCTCCAACAGGAGGCGAAGGAGATAGTGCAAACACATCATCTTCTCAAAGAACAAGGGCAGCCACGGAGATGGCTTCCCGGTTCGGCAGGCATTATCAGTATGGCTCCTGTTGTAAACGTTGCAAGTCAGTAAGTTAAGTTGAGGAGTTATCCTGGCGGAACCTGCGACTTCGCGCTCTGAACCAGACAGACAGGTGTGGATCTGCCGGAACAAATTTAAATTTTTAGCTTAATCTTTACCATGTTTCGTTTGTACGGGGTGCGATCTGCCGGATTCATATATGCTGTGCGCCCGGGCATACAGGAAAAGCAACCATGGTGAATGTACTTTTTTTTATTGGAAAAAAACCAGTTGAACTGATTCAGATACCTGCCGGTACTGAATGGATGACATATGTGCGTGAGAAGGGTAATGCACTGAAGCTTCCTGTCAGGGTTGCAATGTTTACGCTACCTAACGGGAGCGTGGCTGCAATCCATGTTGCGTCAGACAGATATGTTTCGTCCGCAGAGGCGCTTGCCGCCTATCTTAAACTGGTAGAGTACCAGTTATAGGTTTCACGGGAGGCTGTTACCGCTTGCGAGATAGATCATCAGGAATTAAAAGAAAAAACTCTAAGCAACATGAAATCCAGTCTGTTGCTTAGAGCATGCAAATGCATATTCGTTACGCTACTAATGTAAAGGAACTGTAAATATCCTGTATGGGAAATATCTCATAAAAAGGGGGGGCTTTGATTAACATCCATATCAGGTAAAACAAACCACCAGCTTATGCTGGTGTTTTTTTATGCGCCTCGTACGTGCCTCAATAATTAAGGTGTCACTATGGTTGAAAGCCCAATGCAACGGCCATATCCGCCACTTCTGTTTATCGATAACCCGGACTTCAAACCTTACATCCGACTTATCCCTGCTGACGGCGTCCATGATTGGCTGCACTCACACATAATCAGCGAAGAGGGTATGTTGCATAACCCTGACCATTTCCATCTACTGGAAGCTGACATCGTCTTCATGTGGGCTTCGAATGCATTCACGAAGAAGGGGCGAACGGTACTGGGCCAGTGCGAAGAGGTGATGATTCGCGCTGGTGGATGGCAAAAGGCCCGGATGGAACAACAGATGTACGAATGGTTCGGTCGTATACCGGATTTCATCATCACCCTGGCGGCTGATTACTGCGCTCAGTGTTCCGATCTTGAGTTCTGCGCGCTGGTGGAGCATGAGCTGTACCACATTGCACAGGAAACTGATGAATTCGGTGCGCCGAAATTCTACCGGGACAGTGGATTACCCAAACTAAAACTGCGCGGCCACGATGTGGAAGAGTTCGTTGGCGTCGTTCGCCGCTATGGAGCAAGTCACGATGTGCAACAACTGGTGGACGCAGCAAACAGGCCTGCGGAAGTAGCTCACCTTGATATCGCCAGGGCGTGCGGGACGTGCATGCTTAAACTGGCTTGATTACCTGGACTGACCTGGACGAATGGTGAATTATGGCGGCTCTAAAAAATGATGTGAAAGCCTACATAGTTCAGGCGCTTGCGTGCTTCGATACTCCCTCTCAGGTTGTTGAGTCTGTCCAGGCAGAATTTAAGGTAAAGATTACCCGCCAGCAGGTCGAAGCCTACGACCCCACGAAGGCCAGTGGAAAAGCGTTAGCGTCGCGCTGGGTAGAAATGTTCAACGCCACCCGCACCCGTTTCCAGAATGAGATCGCCGACATCCCGATCGCCAACAAGGCGTACCGGTTACGAGCGCTCGACCGAATGATGACGAAGGCAGAGACAATGCGGAATATGGCACTGGCAGCGTCACTGATTGAACAGGCCGCCAAAGAGTGCGGTGATGCCTACACAAACAAACATAAATTCGAGCATTCCGGGCCTAACGGTGGCGCTATCGAGACGATCACCATGAGCAAAGAGGAATACAAATCCGCAAGGCAGGAGATGATGGAGGATGACGACTGCTGAGCAAAAGGCATTTGCCCGTAAGGTCGAATGCGAAGAGGATGGGTTGTACTACGCGCGTTATTTCTTCAAACAGCGCACCGGCGGCAAGATGATTGTCGCACCGCATCACAAAGTTATTCAGCAGACGCTGAACCGCGTTATAGATGGTGAGATAAAGCGCCTGGTCATTAACGTTCCGCCTGGTTACACCAAAACAGAACTGGCAACCATTAACATGATGGGACGGGGGCTGGCGCTGAACCGGCGCGCCCGTTTTATGCATCTCTCGTACTCCCACCAGCTGGCGCTACTGAACTCATCGACTGCACGCGGCATGGTCAAATCGCAGGCCTACCAGTCAATGTGGCCGATGGCGTTGCGTGACGATGCGGACAGTAAGGCGATGTGGTGGAACGAATATGGCGGCGGGGTTTACGCGTCGTCAGCTGCCGGGCAGGTTACCGGCTTTCGTGCCGGACACATGGAGCCAGGCTGGCAGGGCGCGCTGATTATCGATGACCCGGTAAAACCAGATGATGCCTACAGCGAGACTGTTCGAGATGGCGTGAATAACCGCTTTAACGAAACCATCAAATCACGTCTGGCCGTAGAAACAACGCCGATGATTGTGATTATGCAGCGTATCCACTATCACGACCTCAGTGGATACCTCCTGCGCGGTGGCTCCGGTGAAATGTGGCATCACCTGAATCTGCCGGTGATTATCGATAACAGCCAGGCGTATTCGGCGCAATATCCGGAAAACACCCACGCTATCCCTGTTGATCATGGTCTGCCTGACGGCTGGCTCTGGCCGTTCAAGCACAACGAGACACACCGCGTATCGCTGTTCTCGCACCGGCGAACTGCCGAGGCGCAATACATGCAGAAGCCCCGCAAATTTAACGCGGAGGGCGCACTGTGGACTGAGGCGATGATTAGCGCCGCGCGCGACCTGCAGATCCGCTTTGATAAGGTTCGTACGGTTATCGCTATTGATCCGCAGGCCACGAACAGCGATGAAAGCGACGAAACCGGGATTGTGGCCGCCAGCGCATACGGTGCTGGTGATAAAAAACAGTTCTCTGTTGATGGCGATTACAGCGCCAAATACTCACCGGCTGGCTGGGCTAAAAAGGCTATGTGGGCATATGAAGAACATGGCGCTGATGCCATCGTTATCGAAACGAACCAGGGCGGCGATATGGCGGAGGAAACACTGCGTAACGCCGGGTTCAAAGGCCGCATTATTCGTGTTCATGCCAATAAAGGGAAATTCGCCCGCGCTGAACCGATATCCGCGCTCTACGAACAGGGGCGCGTAGCCCATCACGGCAATCTCTATCTACTGGAAAACCAGTTGATGGAATACGTGCCAGCTACTGCCAAAAAGTCACCCGACCGACTGGATGCCGCTGTGTATGCGCTGACTGAACTTGGTGGAGTTCAGGCAATTGGCATGATGATCCCGAAACGCCTCAGATAATTTACGGACCCTGCATGAATAAAAATCTTCAGCTGGCCGTCAACCATGCGTTGAACGATGCCAGGCTTGCGCGCGCCCGTATGATGGCCGCCAACCCAACCATGGGACTGGATACAAAACGCAGCACAGCGTGGTGCGAGTACGGCTTCAAAGACGACATTACCTTCGATGACCTCTACAGCCTTTATCGTCGCGGCGGTCTTGCCCATGGCGCAGTCAAAAAGCTGATCGGCGCGTGCTGGCAAAGCAACCCGGAAATTATCGAAGGCGATGAGCAGGACGAAACCCGCAAAGAAACAGCCTGGGAACGCAAGGCTGCGACCGTATTAACCCATCGTTTCTGGCGCTCTTTTGCAGAGGCTGATTTACGGCGGCTGGTGGGGCGTTACTCCGGCATTCTGCTGCATGTCCGGGACGGCAAAGACTGGAACCTGCCTGTAACCACAGGGCGAGGACTGGAGAAAATTACCGTTGCCTGGGCGGGAACAATTCAGGTTAAGGACTGGGATACAGGTCTTAACTCCCGTACCTACGGCCAGCCGAAAATGTGGCAGTACATCGAGCAACTGGCGAACGGTGCTACCCGGCGTGTGGACGTGCATCCGGATCGCGTTTTTATTCTGGGTGATTATTCTCCCGATGCTATCGGGTTTCTTGAGCCTGCCTATAACGCTTTCGTAAGCCTTGAGAAGGTGGAAGGCGGCTCCGGTGAATCATTCCTGAAGAATGCCGCCCGTCAGTTGAGTATCAGCTTCGATAAAGAAATCGACTTCAACAACCTGGCATCGCTCTATGGGGTAAATGTTGCGGAGCTCCAGGAGAAGTTCAATGAAGTCGCTGTGGAGATTAACCGGGGCAACGATGCGCTGCTGACGACACAGGGCGCAGCTGTCACGCCGCTGGTAACCACCGTAGCCGATCCCGGCCCGACCTATGACGTAAACCTGCAGACGGCTGCCGCCGCGCTGGATATCCCGACCAAAATCCTCGTTGGCATGCAAACGGGCGAGCGAGCGAGCACCGAAGACCAGCGTTACTTCAACGCGCGCTGCCAGTCCCGCCGGGGCGATTTGTCATTCGATATTGAAGACCTGTGTGACAAGCTGGTGGATCTGGGCATTCTCGACGCGGTAGGGCAGAAAGCGGTTATCTGGGATGACCTGAACGCAAGCACTGACGCCGAGAAGCTGGCAGCAGCCAAAACCATGGCGGAAATTAACAGCGCCTTGATCGCCACTGGCGAACAACCCTTCACCGGTGAAGAAATTCGCGTCGCTGCAGGGTATGAGGGCTCGCCTGCACCGCTGGGGGAAGACGATGAAGAAGAGGAAAACGAAACCTCCGATTCTGCCGGGAAATCTTAACGACCCCACTGGTGCAGACCGCCTCGAGCGCGGTGCGATTAACGAGTTCGGCAAACGGATAAGGCGAATCGCAAAAGCGTACCAGGACATTCTCGACCGCATTCCCGCATCACCTGCTGTAAACCTTCGCTACGCATTCGACCTGGACACCTCACTGTTACCAATGCTTCTCAGCAATGCCTCGGTGATGGTTGATGAAATCCTCTTTGGTGGCAGCGAGACCGATTTCTGGTTTTGGCGGGATTACGTCAGACAGGGATATCAGCGCGGCACGACTCAGGAATTTGCCAGCCTGTCGCAGCAGTCGCCGGTCTATGCCGCCGGGCGTGAAAGTCTCCAGCAACTGTTGCTGAGCGATCCCTATCAGCGCCGCCTGCTGCTGGTGAGAACCCGCGTGTTTGAGGAGATGAAAAACCTCAGTGCGCGGATGAAATCGGATATGGCGCGCATTCTGACCGATGGCATGGGGCGGGGGCAAAACCCACGGGAAATTGCGAAACGTCTCACCAGCCAGACCGGGATAGAACTCAGCCGGGCTAAGCGTATTGCCCGCACGGAAATACCGACGGCGCTGCGACGGGCCCGGTGGGATGAAACGGATGATGCCGAAGCACAATATGGCATTACAACACGTCTTTTGCACCTTTCAGCGTTCAGCCCGACAACGCGGCGTAAACATGCGCTTCGTCACGGGCATCTCTACACCACCGAAGAGGTTCGCGACTGGTACAGCGTCGACGGCAACGCGATTAACTGTAAGTGCACGCAGGTTGCTGTGCTGGTTAACGCCAGCGGTCAGCCGCTTAACCCGAACATCATTGATATGGCTAAAAAGCGCCTGGAGAAAGCGCAGAAAGCCGGACTCATCGCCAACCACTGCGACTGCGGCCATCACAGAGCCGCGTAACCGCGAGACATCACCATGACCATGCAAGTAAATGTCACCACCCGCGTGAACAGCCAGTCCATCCGCCGGGAGGTTCACAACGGGCGCGATCATCTGATCCTGCCCAGTTACACGCTGCCGGCCAATGTCGTCATGAACGGCGGACTGTACTCTGCCAGCGAAATCGATGCGCACTATGCGGGCCTTGAGGGGACGCTGGCACCGCTCGGTCACCCGCAGGTAAACGGTCAGTTTGTGTCGGCCTTCTCGCCTGAAGGGTTGAATGTCGGGTTCGTCGGCGCGTGGAACCGCAACGTTAAAAAAGCCGGGAATCGTATCTACCTGGAGAAATGGGTGGATGTGAACAAGGCCAGCGAATCTGAAGGTGGCCGGGAACTCCTCGATCGCGTGGCAGCTATTGAGCGCGGCGAGGACGTGCCGCCAATTCACACCAGTGTGGCGGTGTTTCTTGACCAGCTCGAACCCAATGAAGAACAGAAGGCGCTGGGTGCCGAGTGGGTGGCAAAAATCCACGGCATGGATCACGACGCCATTCTGCTGCACGAAGTCGGTGCGGCCACACCCGCGCAGGGCGTTGGCCTGATGGTGAATGCCGACCTCGCCACGCCAATAAAAGCCAACTCCGGCGCGCTGGTGGGCGAATCCTTCCGGGAGCGTGAACAGCGCCTCGACCGGGCAGCAAAAGCAAAGTTCGCCCCAGGCGAGAACGAATATGCCTGGGTGGCTGACTTCACTGATTCGCAGGTGGTGATTATTCGCAATGGCGGAAGCGCGCAGGTTTACGGCTACACCTCTGACGGCGGAAAAATCACCTTCGACGACACCGGAACGCCGGTTGCCCGCCAGGAGTCCTGGGTCACCGTTGTAACCAACAAAGTTAAATCCCTTTTCACACCGCAGGATAAGCCTGCAACCAACCATCAAACGGAGGGCGACATGCCTTTAACCACTGAAGATACAGAACTGCTTCGCAAAATCGTTGGTGAGGCCATCGCCGCTAATAACGACGCGACCATTAAGCCACTGAGCGAAAGCATTGCAGCAATTCAGACTAACCAGCAGCAGCTCGCTGAAACCCTGACCGCTAACTCCCGTGCCGAAGAAGCAACGAAGCGCGCGGCGGTTGCGAAAGTTCACGGCGAGATCGTCGCGAACGCGCTGTCAGGTGACGCACTGGATGCGATGTTCAAAAATCTGGGCGAAGCCGCACCGCTGGGTACTAACTCCGCGCAGGCGCAAACCGAAACCGGCGCACCTGATCCGGCCACTTACTTCAAATAAGGGAAACGCCAATGCCACGTTATCGTCGCGTTAATATCGACGGGGAATCGCTCTACAAGACGGAAACCCGAAAACTTGCCGCGTCCCTGAACCCGGGGACGTTTGTTGTCATCAATGCCAGCAATCTGTTTGCACAGGCCTCTGCGCCTGTGGGACGCATGTATGTGCTGGATTGCGCTTATCACGAAGGGCTTGGAATTACCGATACGATCCCGTCCGGTCATTCGTGTGTAGGTAATTACCTGGAAGAAGGGCGTGAATTCGCTGTTCGTGTGGCTGCAGGTGCCTATAAAAAAGACCAGCCAATTACGGTTGTTGCAGGTCAGGCCGCTGCCGTTCCTACCGCTGCGGGTACCTATCAGGTCATCGGTTACTGCCAGGATGACGTCACCACCACGGCGGTTGACTTCATCCGCATCCGCGCGCGCGCTTCCAGCGTGACCGTTGCTTAAGGAGAGCATCAATGTATTTTTCTGCTGAAACACTGGCGACCAATAGCCGCCTGCGCACGCACTGGAATGAGCTGTGGGCTAACCGTAACATGTGGGATGCCCAGCATCGCGCCATGATGGCGGTAAACCGTAATCTCATGACGCCTGAAATGCTGGCGGCGAATGCCCTGGCTGGTGACGGTCTCGGTCGTGAATTCTGGGCTGAAATCGACCGACAGGTCATCCAGCTGCGCGATCAGGAAATCGGAATGGAAATTGTCAGCGACCTGATGGGTGTACAGACGGTATTGCCGATTGGCAAGACTGCCAAGCTGTATAACGTTGTTGGTGACATCGCCGATGATGTGCAGGTTAGTCTGGACGGTCAGCCACCTTTTTCTTTTGACCACACCGAATACGGCAGCGACGGTGACCCGATCCCCGTTTACACCGCGGGCTATGGTGTGAACTGGCGTCTTGCTGCGGGCCTCAATACCGTCGGTATTGACCTGGTGCTGGATTCGCAACTGGCGAAGATGCGCAAGTTCCATAAACGTCGCGTTAAAGGCTATCTCGACGGTAACCCGACCATTCAGGTGCAGAACTATCCGGCCCAGGGCATGCGCAACCATCGTAATACCGCCAAGATTAACCTCGGTTCCGGTGCTGGTGGAGCGAATATCGACCTGTCTGCGGCAACGCCGGCGCAGCTACTGGCATTCTTCGGCCCAACAGGACCGTTTGGCATCACCGCCCGCGCCAACAAAGTCACTGCGTACGATGTGCTGTGGCTGAGCGCTGAAATCATGGCGAATCTGTCGAAGCCGTACACCATTGAAGTTGGCAGCGGCGCGAACGCCGTTATCAGCGGCAATGTCCTGGATGCCATCCGCAAATTTATGCCGGTGAAAGATATCCGCCAGACTTATGCACTAACCGGTAATGAATTCCTGGCGTATGAACGTCGTCAGGATGTGATCACGCCGCTGGTAGGGATGGCGGTCGGGGTGGTTCCGTTGCCTCGTCCGATGCCACAGAGCAACTACAACTTCCAGATTATGTCTGCAGAAGGTTTGCAGATTAAACGCGATGACGATGGCCTGTCCGGCGTTGTCTACGGCGCAAATCTGGCTTAAGGAGAAATTATGCCGAAGTTTGAAGTCATACGTGGCTGGCATGGCGTTAAGGTTGGGGATGTGCTGGTTCTGGATAAAGTTCATCCAGCGCTGGAATCTCATCTTCGCCTGATGCAGGGGGAAGCGGGCGGTGAACTTACCCCGGCAACACCGGGCGCGGGCACTGATGTGAAATCCCGTAAAGAAATCATTGCTGAACGCCTGAAAGAACTGGGGATCGAGTTCAAAGGCAATCTGGGTGCGGAAAAGCTTTCGGAGCTGCTGCCGCCTGGCGAGCTTGAAAACCTGTTCCCTGCTGAATAACCGCCGCGAAAGCGGTTTTTTTATGCCCCGTTCCGGCGGGGCGTCTTATTTCAGGAGTCTGTCATGGTCACACAGGAACAGGCACAGCAGTACCTGACCGGGCAGGGCATCGCTTTACCCGACTTCGTGCTGGCGGCGCTGATTGACCAGGCCAACGGCATTGAAGAATGCCTGGTACTTCATTATCCGGCATCGACAGTGCTGCTTATCCAGCTGTACCTGCTTGCGCTGATGGGGCTGGGTCAGGGTGATAAATACCTTACCAGCCAGACCGCACCCAACGGCGCTTCGCGTTCATTCCGGTATCAGTCGTTTTCTGACCGCTGGAAAGGGGCGCTGAGCCTGCTGCGCGGACTGGACAAACATGGTTGCGCGACGGCACTTATCCCGCCCGATCCGACTGCCGCGCCAGCATTTGCGGGGATTTGGGTCGGTAAGGGTGGCTGTATGTGCAACGGGGGCCGATAATGGCCTGGGTATCGGTGAAACAGCGTCTGCCGGAGCCGTTCATTAAGGTCTGGGTCATGACAGACAGCGGCAGGAAGGCCACCGGCTACGTCAAAAGTAACGGTGAATGGTTCATCTTTTGCCGTGAGGTAGCCGCCGGGAACCCTGAAGTGATCAGCTGGGAGGAGTCATGAGCGCTACAGCGAACTGGGTATATACCAACCTCGCGACCATTTACCCGCGCACGTACGATGACTGGAAGGGTATCTGGCTGACCGGCACACCGTATCTTATCGACTACACATGGGAGATAGACCAGGAACAGGCGGTCGATGATGCTGGTGCCGAGTTCACCACTAACCTGATTATCTCCACCGAGCTCAAGCACAACGGCGCAGATGTCCGCAAACCGCTGCGTAACGACTATGTCGCAGTGGGTGATACAACCGCCGAGCCGGACCCGGTAAAAGCGAAAGGTGATGTGATCCGTGCGGTCAGGATGTGGGATATGTCGTTTTTCGGCGAGGAACCCGACTACAAAATTCTGACCTCTGACCGTAATTAGCCCGGTGCCTGATAACTACAGGAGACAACGCTATGCCCGTTAAAGGTATCAAACGTGTTCAGTTAAACATGGGCAATGTGATTGGAAACATCGCCGGGGCAGTGACAGAAAAGGTTATCACCGAAGTTATGATCGTCGGCTCCGGTTACGCAGCACAGATAACCCCAATTCATACCTCCACGCTGGTGAACAGCATGTATCGCGAACTGAAGCCAGAGCCGGGTGGCATGACCGGGCGGGTCGGCTATACCGCAAGTTATGCCGCCCGGGTGAATGCGGCCGGTGGCACGTTAAAAGGCAAGCCCCGCCCGGACGGCAGCGGTAATTACTGGGATCCGGATGCAGAGCCTGATTTTCTGCGTAAAGGGTTTGAGCGCGACGGCATAGCCGACATCAAAGCCACCATACAACGAGGCTACAAATTATGACGCGAAGCGAGGTTTTTGACGCGTTACGCGCCTGGCTGCAGAGCCACGGTTTTGATACCGGCTACCGCGTACAAAAGCGGTTCTGGGTCGAGGTGGAAGATTCACAAAACGATCGCTATCTCGTTATCCAGCAGCAGGGCGGTGGCGCGGCAGAAGAGGCCATCACCCGCGACTACTTCCGCTTCATCCTGCTGACCGGGCAGAACGACGCCGATGTTGATGCGGTGGAGAACACCGCCGACGCCATCCGCCAGGCCATGCTCGATGACCACCACACCGAATGCATCATCTCAATGCAGCCAGTCGGGGGCGTTCCCGCCTTCCGCACCGAAGAGGGCCGCTGCGCCTTCGAAATTAACTTCCAGACCATTATTTCCCGATAATACGGAGTAACACATATGACTTGTGAATCAGGTGCATTCACGGGGCGCGACGTCGTCGTTTATTTTGCGATTGGTTGCCCGGAGGTTCAGCCCACGCTGAGCCAGTACAAGCGCCTCGGCATGATGCGTGGCAAAACAACCGGCGTTGAATGGGAAACCGCAGACGCCACCGCTGACCAGAGCGCGGCGTATACCCAGGAGAATCTGGTCACGTATAAAAACGTATCCTTCTCCGGTGACGGCGTAAGCCGCAAGGAAGCGATCTACGGCCAGAAAGAAATGAAGCGCCATGTTTATAACCCGCCCGGAGAAACCAGCAACCAGCCCTACGTGTGGCTGAAAATCATCTCGCCGTTCGATATCACAGAAGGCCCGTTCCTGGTAACGAGCTGGCAGGATGAATCACCGCATGATGATGTGGCCACGTGGTCGATTGAAGCCTCCAGCGCCGGGCTGGTGGATGTCCGCGACGTCGGCGCGGTCATTAACATCACCTCCCAGCCGCAGAACCGCACCATCACCACCGGCAGTACGCTGACGCTTACCACAGCGGCGACCGTGACAGATGGTTCAGCGCTGACGTATCAGTGGAAGAAGAACGGCACGGATATCAGCGGCGCCACGTCAGCTACCTACACCAAAGCCAGCGCGGTGGCGGGGGATGCCGGCTCTTACACCTGCCAGGTTTCATCGCCCACCGCCGGTACAGTCACCACGAGCCCGGCAACCGTTGTGGTCAACGCGTCTTAACTGACAGGGGCGAAAGCCCCTTTGAGGTTTTATGCAGGCAATTACCGATATCGGCCAGGCGGAAATACGCGCCGGTGGCCGGAGAATATTCCTCAACCCTTCGTTTCTTGCGATGTCGCGCATTGGCACACCGGAAGAGATTGTCGCAGCATTCGTGACGGTACACGGCGGACATTATCCTGAACACCGGATCAGCGATGCTGAAGTGATGCGCAGTATCCAGGCGCGCTGTTTTGCCGACATGGTTGTTACCGCAGCGAAGGTTGTGCAGGCGGCCAGTGATGATGACCTCCGCCAGATGATCGGTGTTTGCTCAGTCACAGCAAAAGGCAAGTTATCGTATCGCCCCGGCCTGTTGCCGGTATCACACATCATCCAGCTGGCGCGCCATCTCATCCGCCATGGGGTTGTGGGCGACCAGCCGCAGGAAGCCGCCAGCAAAGGTGAAGGCGAATACTCGGGGAAATTCGATGCCCGGTCTTTCGTTTATCTGGCTGTGGCACACCTGGGCATGAGCGAGTCCGATGCCTGGAACATGACCATGACCAGCTTTCGTGCTGCGATGAACGCTAAATATCCGCAGAAGGAAGCCGCAAAAATCCCGACCGAGCAGCATTACGATGAGGCTATGGACTGGGCAGAGAAAATGTTTGCACTCGATGCGCAGCGGAACGGGCTGCACTAATGATTACTGCTTGTATTACATAGTATCGCAAGTAAGCATCTCAGCACCATGGCTGACGACTTCCTGGCAAAGCAGGCGGCACGGCAGGCGCAGGGTTAGCAACCAACAGGATTGGAAATAGTGGGTAGGGCAAAAATTTAGCCGTTGAGTTGTTACGGCACTAATACCAATTGATATCAACCTGACATTGATCTGATATGACTTCTGGTATTAAACTAACCTTAAATCGCAGAAGCGATAAAGGGGGAAGTATGAAACAGAAGCGTGAAGTAAAAAGTACCGACCAGCAGCGTCGTACCGTGCGCCGTTCTGCCGACTACAAAGCACGACTGAGTGCAGCTTCCAGCCTTCTTGCTGAAAAAATGGAAGAGAAGCGCAACGAATGGGCTTTAAAATAAGTCGTTCTCAGGCACTTGCCAATGTCATATCTCAGTACCCAATTACTGAGCTACCAATTGAAGAATTTGAAACTTACAAGCGGGAATCTATCGAATATGATGATGTTCCCGCTCCCGCTATACATGTCCAGTTAGAGTATCCTGCGCACATTGAAACCATTGGTCGAGACAAGTTAATGGAGCGGCCTGTCGAGGCGCGAGGAGAAGAATTGCATCACGTTCACATCTGGCAGGAAGGTTGCTGCTGGGAGGATGAGGACGGCCTGTTAGTGCAATGGGCCTCAACCAGTAACAGTTACGTGGTCTATTCGTACTTTATTGACAGAGATAGCGATCACCACTTTTTCGTGATTGATTATTGCCAGGATGAGGCCCATGTCCTCATTGAGGACGCTGCTCAGGTAGCTGAGTGGACCAGGCAAGCGAAAGAATTCAGACTTCAAAACATTTAACCCACCACTCGGTGGGTTTTTGCTTTCTGGGTTACTTCTCACGAGTAACCCGCTTCGGCGGAGTTTTCGTCAATTGACGACTGAGATCAAAAAATCATTCCTGCCCGTTGCTCTGACGTCCTCCGCTGTTAGCATTAGAGACTACCTTTTGATGATGGGGATAAGGACGTGAAGAAATTTTTGTTTGCGGGTGTGCTCTCTCTCTTTCTACTGGGATGTGCTCAAGAACGTCCTTTGGCGTCATATGACGATATAGGGCTTTGTACGCTCAAAGGGCAGGCAATGGGCTACGGAAATACTGAAATTATGCCGAGAATACAATCGGAGTTTGCTCGCCGCGGCGAGCTTAATATAAGTAAAGCAGACTGCGATACCTATATTCAAACAGGTCAGCAGGATGCACGAGTAAAAATGAAAACCAGTGGCAGCATAATTCAGCAATCACAACAATCTATGACTACGAACGCTATACAAAATCTTTGAAGTGTTTAACAGAAAGCCTCATTCAAGCCCGCTTAAAAGCGGGTTTTTTATTACCTGGAGAAAATGAAAATGTCCGAAAACGTTGGTGAGATTGTTTATATCATCCGCGCTGATACTGCACAGCTTCTTACTGCCGGTCGCAATGTCGTCGATATGACGAATGATCTCCAGAGTAATTTTGATGATACCGATGAATCAGCGGATAACCTGAATACGACACTGTCGAAACTCGCAGCAACGATCAAGTTAATCTTCGCCGCTGGGGCGTTGCGTGAGATGGCAAAAATGGTGCAGAGCTATCAGGAGATGGCCGAGCGCGTTCAGATGGCGACATCAAGTCAGGCTGAATTTGAAAGCGTTCAGAGGCGCTTACTTAATACAGCTAACGGGACTTATCGATCTTTAGCAGAGGCCCAGGAGCTTTATATTCGAAGCGCCGACGGTCTGCGCAGCATGGGTTATTCCACTGAACAGGCTATCGATGTCCAAGACTCTATGTCTTATGCTTTCGTTAAGAACGCCACCAGTGCGGACCGGGCCGAGTCAGCTATCAGTGCATTCACCAAAGCGATAAACACCGGGAAAGTTTCCGCCGATCAGTGGGAGTCCATCACTACCGCCATTCCAACCGTAATAAACGACATTGCGAGCGCCAGCGGGAGAACGGCAGGGGAAATACGTGCGCTGGGTGCAGCAGGCAAACTGACAGCTTCAGACCTTAGTGAAGGGTTGCGGCAATCTCTTGACGACAACACCGCAGCGGCGGCTGGAATGTCTAACAATCTTACCGATGCTGGCGTGAGGATGAAAACGGCCTTTACCGAAGTTTTGGTGGCAATCGAGGACCAGACAGGAGCGTTACAAACCTTTACTAACGGATTAATCACTGCCGCCGACAAAATCCTTGAGTTCGGGCGAGACTCCGAAGAAATGGCTGGCTTTATTGATACAGCAACCATCGCCGCAAAGGCTTTCGCGCTTGTGCTGGCTGGACGATATGCTGGTGCCTTAAAAGCGGGTATAGCCGGTAAAGTTCAGAATATCGTCGCAAACCGCCAGATGATTACCGCTGAAAACCAGGCTGCTCAGGCGGCTCTCTTCTCAGCAAATGCCACGCAGCGCAGATCGCTCGCTGATAAAGAGGCCGCGGTTTCTGCGCTAAACCTCGCCCAGGCTGAATATAATGTCGCAAGAGGTAGTGCGGCGGAAATGCTGGCGCTTGATAACCTCATCGCTGCAAAAACAAGGGCAACCGCAGCATCTATCGCATTGGCTGAGGCAGAGACGGCTCAGGCGGCAGCTACTGCGCGAGCCTCAGCTGCGGCAAGCGCTGCATCTGTTGGCGTTGGGCTAATGCGTGGGGCGCTCTCTCTTTTTGGCGGGCCAACTGGTGTCGCGATGATCGCGGCAGGAGCATTGCTTTACTGGTGGCAAAGCGCGAAGCAGGCTAAGGAGGAAGCGATCGCTTTCGCTGATGGTCTGGATAAACTCAATGGCTCAATGAAGTCCATGAGCAATACCCAGCTACGCGGTGCGATAGCCGATGCAAATATAGCTTTAAAAGGACAGCAAGAAGCAGTATCTGATCTGACGGGTGAAATAAAAGATCTCACTGCCAAGCGTGATGATTACATTGCAAAAGGAAAGCAATTTGGCACAACTGCGGAGCAAGGTAACGGGCTACTACAAAACGCCGCTAAGCTGACTGACCAGATCAACCAGAAGGAACGCGATCGTGCGGAAATCCAAGAGAAACTAACCCGCACCACCCAATCGCGTAATGACATGGAGTCCACGCTTAATAACAACATGCTCACCTCTATGGGTATTCATCAACAGCTAATTGAAAAAGGAACCATCCTTGAACAAGTTCAGGGGGCTGTAGCCAGAGCATTTGGAAATACCGCCGACGAAATAAATCGTGCCAATCAGGCGGGACAAAACTTCAATCCCAGGTCTTTGCAAATATCGCCACCGACAGAAGATGGTGATAAGTACATTCTCAGCCTGGAAGAGGAAAACCGACTACTTAAAATCAAGGATGAGCGCGTCAGGGCAATTACCAGAGCTGAAATAGAGCAATCAAAGAAGACCAATAACAGTAATCAGATAGAAGCTTCGAAGCGACTGGCCGGCGAAAACTACGACCTGAAACAGGCTGAAGAAGCCAGACGTAAGGCGCAGCAACAAAGCGAACAGCAAGGCAAGAGTGCAGCCTCTCAGATGGAGGCCAACAATCAAAGAATTGCTGATTATAAACAGCGTGCTGAAACGGCTTCGGCAGCAACCAGTGACCTTACCCGTGAGATGGCAATGCTTAAGGCAGAGCAATCTCTGAATAAAAGCGCTACTTCCGAGCAGGTTGCTGAGATAAGAAAATATGCCGCCGCAGAATGGGATGCAGCTAACGCTGTTAAACAGCGACAGCAGGCTGAGCAGGGGAGGAAATTTGCTGAGCAGGAAATCGCAGCCGCAAAAGTAATGCCTGATGCCGTTACAGGTGCCGCATTAGATCCGGTTGCGCAAATCAACCTGCAAGAGCAACAAAAGCTGGAAGCGCTCGCTAAATACAGAGCAATCGATGTTCAAAATGTTCAAATTTATGAAGATGCTAAAACCGCAATTCAGGAACAAGCATCTAATGCACGACGGAAGATTGCTATCGAGGAAGCCAATGCTCAGGCTGCTGCGATAGGCGCGATATTAGGCTCAGCTTCCCAGGGTTTCGAAAGCCTTTCTGCCATGATCCAAAACGCATCCGGGAGGAGTAGCAGTTCTTACATCGCTATGTTTGCTGCGGCAAAAGCATTTGCCGTTGCACAGTCAACGTTAAGCCTAAACACCGCAATTATGCAGGCCATGGCAGATCCAACAGCACTTACCCCTGCGCAAAAACTTGCGAACTATGCAGCCATCGCTTCGGCTGGAGCCTCACTTCTCTCCAATATCGCTAGCACGACCATGAGCGGTGGTCGCCGTTACGGTGGCGGCGTATCAGCGGGCAACGCCTACCGCATTAACGAGGATGGGCGCTCTGAAGTATTCCAGACAGCTGGTGGCCAGCAGATGTTTATCCCCAATAAGTCGGGGAAAGTTGTCTCTGCTGATAATGCTGGCGGGGGAAGTAACGTAACTGTTCAGCAGGTTAACCATTACCATTTCGAGGGCAGCCCGGACAGCCCGGCAACGTTAAAACAGTTCGATAAGATTGCTTATAACGCAGCCTTGCGCGCCATCAGTAATGAGCAGCGGCCTAACGGGCTTCTACGGAGAAAATAATGCCTGAAATCTTCATCTGGAAACCTCAGCGAGGCTACAGCGCCGAACGCACCCCAAACGTGGCCGTCGTGAAACTCGGCGATGGCTACGAGCAACGCCAGAAGAAAGGCATTAACCCGCTGATGTCAAAATATTCGCTGACGTTTCGCGGCGTTAATGGGCCGTGTCGTGTGAACCCGGCGAAACAGGCCGAGGCGTTTCTGACAGCACGAATGGCGGTGGAGTCTTTCTACTGGACGCCATCGGATACGGGGGTGCAGGCGCTGTTTGTGTGCCGCTCCTGGAATATGACAAAAACCGGGCCGCTCTATGAACTGACGGCCATTTTTGAACAGGTACCACGATGATGAAAGGCTGGGAAACAAAGAGTGATCAAAGAATCATGGAAAATATATCCTCCGTGGACACACCGACCCTTTATTTAAAAACGATTGAATGGAGCAGGTCAGATGACTTTAAGAAAATAACTATTCCATGGGTACCTCTTTATCGGTCTGAGAGTGTTTCGCATGAAAAATCACTGTACGCATCGCTTTTTCAGCTTCATAGTAGTTCCCTTGTTGGGCTGGTTTAGCGAGGACTGGTGTCAGATGACTCAGATAATTTGTAAATCCCTTTTTTGTTGGGATCGACAACCCAAGATCATAGCCTTGTGACATAAGCTCAAATGCTATGGTCAAAAATTCGTGGGACCAGAATCGCGAATGTCTAATATTACTTGTTGCCTGAAATATAAGCCGTTTATCATCTAAGCGAATGAGAAAACCACTCATATCTGGTCGCCATTTATCTTCAAGATTGGGAAGTTTAAGCCAACCACAATTCCAGTCTTTACATCCTTTTGGTCTTTGAGAGTATATATTGCAGCCGCCACCCTCCTTAATATGTTGACACGGGACGTCAGGCATCTTACGAAGCCCCTCATAATCAATTCGTAGATATATACAGCAAGCTGAACATGGGCCACATGATTTAACTTGTTGATTCATTGTTATCGACATCGCTTACTCACCCTGAGGATCAGCCATTCCTCTGATATTGGCATCCATACCCCAAGCACGGACGGGCTGAGTACTCAACATACCCAACGATGTAAATCAGCGACATCCTGATATACAAACAGTAGCCACCTCCGGGTGGTTTTTTTATGGGAGATTTTCGTGCGCGACATACCTCCAGAACTAATTATCGAAAGTGTCGATGCCGGAGTCGGCGCGTTTATAGATCTCTTTGAAGTCGATCTCCGGCCGTACGGCGGCGATGTTGTGCGATTCCACTCCGGCACCAACGGTTTTTACAACAACGTCATCTGGCGCGGTAACGCCTATCCCGCTTATCCCATCGCTGTCGAAGGCTTCGAGAGCCGGAATGAAGGTACCTATGCGCGCCCGGTTATGGCCGTCGCGAACGTCACGGGTATGATTTTTGGGATGAACCATGATTTCGACGATCTGCTGGGTGTAGTGGTCACGCGCCGCCAGGTGCCGGTGAAGTATCTTGATGCGGTTAACTTCCCCAATGGTAATCCGGATGCAGATCCTACTGTGGAGGCAGTGTCCCGTTACGTTGTCGAGGAGATGACAGAGGAAACCTCAGAACAGGTGACTTATTCCCTCGCAACGCCGGTGGACTGCGACAACGCTATTATTCCGGCGCGGACTATCCTGGCGGATGTCTGCCAGTGGGTGTATCGCGGTACCGGCTGCAATTACGACGGACCGCCGGTCGCAGATGAACGGGACAACCCGACCAGCAATCCTGCGCTGGACAAATGTTCTCACCGCCGCACAGGTTGCCGCTTCCGGTACCCGCGACCATACCCCATGCCAATCAGCAGCTTCCCCGGTTCACAGAAGGTTTCCTGATGCAGGAATTACTCGAGTATGCGGCCTCGTCGCAGGATGAAGTGTGCGCACTGATAATCAACGATACCCGCGTCTACCCGTGCCGTAACGTCCATCCCGATCCGGCTCACAATTTCCGCATCAGCGATGAAGACTGGCTGGCAGCGGAGGAGGTGGGAGAAGTCACGGCGGTATTTCACTCACATCCGCAGGCGGTACCGGTGCTGTCAGGTGCTGACCGCGCCATGCAGGTTATGACAGGCCTGCCCTGGTGGCTGGCGTGTAACGGCGAGCTGCGAAAGTTCCGCCCGGTAGCACACCTGCTGGGCCGGAGGTTTGCGCATGGGGTGACAGACTGCTACACGCTGTTTCGCGATGCGTATCACCTGTGCGGCATTGACCTGCCGGATTTTGCCCGGACAGAAGGCTGGTGGCTACGAGGCGAGAATCTCTATCTGAAGAACATGGCGGCCAACGGTTTCTGTCAGGTTTCTGCAAGCGAGGCCGTACCTGGCGATGTGATTATTCGCCAGCCCTTCCCGGGAGCCGACCCGTGCCATGCGATGATCCTGCTGGACGATAACATGGTGCTTCACCACGACCACGCAGGGCACCTCAGCAGGCGTGAACCCTTCCGCATGGCTTACATGAAACAAACCCATTCCATCTGGAGGCATCACCTGTGCTCATCTTTAGATTTGCGGGGCATTTCCGCAGACATTTCCGCCAGGTCACATTAAACGTCGACACCCCCGCCCAGGGGCTGAGATTACTGCTGGCCCAGTGTCCGGAATTCAAAAAAGACTTTCTCAGGTCGCGGGTGCGCGTCCGGATTGCCGGCGAAGACGTTGCCGCAGATTCGATGCGCTGGCACCTGGACAGGCGTCTGGATGAGGGTTCAAGCGTGCTGTTTGTGCCGGTGGTTGAGGGGGCAATTACCGCAGCCGCCGCCGCGTGGATCGCAGTGGCGGTAAGTGTCGCCTCCATTGCCTACAGCGTGTACATGTCCCGCAACATGAAAACCAAAACCTCAGCCGAGGCGGCGGAAAACAACACAATCACCAACAACTCTTTCACCAGTGCGGAGAACCGCGCCGGACAGGGGCGGCCAGTGCCGATCCTGCTGGGCGAGATGGTGTGTGGCTCTAACGTTATTTCCCTCGGTATCGACACGACAAATAACCAGGACTGGACAGAATCAATAAGTTAAGGTGGCATTATGTCTTCAGGCGGCGGCAAGGCCAGCACTCCCAGACTTCTCGACGATAACCTCAAATCAAAACAGTTTTACCGCGTGCTGGATCTCATCAGTGAAGGCCCGATTTACGGACCGGTTGACCAGTCACACCTTTCTTCTTTCATGCTGAATAAAACTCCCATCACGGATCCTGCCGGTAACGTCAGCGTGAACGGCGTGAGCGTGGCCTGGCGACCCGGTTCGGAATTCCAGAGCCCCATCAACGGTTTTTCCGCCATCGAGGCGACCAGCATCGTTAATACAGAGGTGACTTTCAACACGCCACTGGTCCGCACAGTCTCCGATCAGGATGTCACACGCGTGAGGCTGAATATCGGCGTGACGGGGCTGGTCGAGCAGGATACAAAAGGGAACCAGAAGGAAACCTCTGTGATGATGGTGATCGAAACCCGCGTTGCCGGCGGGGCGTTCATTCAGCAAAAAGTGGTTACTATCACCGGGAAAATATCTGGCGAATATCTGGAGGCGCACGTCATCGAGGCACCAGCAACGAAACCCTTCGATATCCGCGTTCGCCGCATCACGCCTGACAGCAACAGCGACCTGCTGTCCAACGGTACTATCTGGAACAGCTACAGCCAGATTACTGACGACAACCTGAACTACCCCTTTTCGGCTATTGCCGGTGCAGTGATTGACCGTGACCAGTACAGGGACACCCCGGCTCGCACCTATCACCTGCGCGGGCTGATTGTCGATGTGCCGGATAACTACGACCCGATTGCGCGTACGTATACCGGATTGTGGCTCGGGGGATTTAAGAAAGCATGGACGAATAATCCGGCCTGGCTCTTTCGCGAGCTGGTGAAAAATACGCGCTTTGGCCTGGCCCGGCGCGCGGGTTATATCGATGTCGACGACGGCGCGCTTTATATCCTGTCACAGTACTGCGATCAGCTGGTAAACGACGGGTATGGCGGGAAAGAGCCCCGCATGACGCTGAACGCCTATATTACCGAGCAGGCCAGCGCCCGCGATATCCTGGATAAAATCGCCGGGATGTTCCGGGGCATCGCCCTCTGGGATGGCCTGCGCCTCACGGTCATGCTGGACACGCCTCAGGATCCGGTTGCCGCCATTACTAATGCGAATGTTGTCGACGGGAAATTCAGCCGCAGCTCGGTTAAACGGGCCGAAAAATACAACGCGGTGGTGGTGTCCTGGACTGACCCGGATAACGGCTGGGAGCAGGTGAAGGAATATGTTTCCGACGATGCCATGATCGCGCGCAGTGGAACCTACAACGAAACAACGCTTGAGGCGTTCGGCTGCACTTCACGCGGGCAGGCCTGGCGCGCCGGTAAATGGCTGCTGGAAACCGCAAAACGGGAGAGCAGCCGGTTAACTTTCCAGATGGCCCGGGATGCAGTCGCCTTCACACCGGGTGACGTCGTGGAAATCATGGATAACGACTACGCCGGGACACGTCTGGGTGGGCGTATTGTCTCGCACTCCGGCGCGAATATTACCGTAGATGCGGACGTCTCCGGTCTGGTTTCGCCAGGCGACAACATGTCGCTTATGGGCAGCAATGGAAAGTTTGTGAAATACCCCATTGTCAGCGTATCCGGGCGCGTCATTACTTTGCGCAGCGCTCCCGCCTGGGTGCGTGACGGGACTGTTTTTGCTATTTCAGTCAGTGAACTGTCCGTTCGTCTTTTCCGTATCCTGAGTATTTCTGAAACAGAAAATAACTCGGTTTACAGCATTACGGCGGGACAGCACGACCCGAACAAACAGGCCATTGTGGATGAGGGCGCTGTTTTTGAAATGCCCACCGACACCCTGAATGGCTACCGGGTACCGAATATCGAGAACCTTCGCATTCTGAACACCAACAGCGAAACCGTGCAGGTGACGGCGACATGGGAAACCGCCACCACCACCAAAAAGCTGGTGTTCGAACTGTATGTCTATAACGAAAGCGGGGCGGTTGTTGCACAGTATGAAACCGACCAGTTTCGCTATGACTTTTACGGGCTCAGTGCCGGGAATTACATGCTCGGTGTACGTGGCCGCAACGAGAACGGCATGAAGGGTGCCGAAACACAGGTGAACCTGATTATCGGTGCGCCACTGGCACCGTCATCCGTTATCTGGACGCCTGGTCTTTTCTCAGCAGATATCGTCCCGGTTATGCGTGTGACTGCCACTTCAGACACCACCTTTGAATTCTGGTACAGCGGTGAAAATCGTGTTCTTAACCCGGCGCTGATTGAAGACCAGACGCAGTTCCTCGGGCGATCAAGCCAGTGGAATCTTCACGGACTGAAAGCGGATACCACGTATTACATGTACGTGCGGACGCGCAACGCGTTCGGCGTGTCGGGTTTTGTTGAGGCATCAGGCAAGGCGTCGTCAGATATCCCTGGCATGATCGATTACATCGATGAAGCGGTGCGTGATTCAGAGGCATTTAAGAATGTGCAGGCCGGGATAGATTACAGCCTGGAAGCGACGATGCAGAACACGCTGGCCCAGGTGGAAGGGGCGCAGATCCAGTATGAACAGGTGGGACTGGCGCGTGCTGAAATCTCTCAGGCCAGGATTACCATTGCGGATAACGAACGGGCCTTCGCACAGTACCAGGAGCTTGTGGCCGTTCAGTTTGGTGATGCTGCTGCAGAAATCAGTGAGGTTAAAACCGCACAGGCTAACGCCGACGAGGCGTTCGCTGAATACCGGCTTTCAGTGGCGGCCGACTTTAACGGTGTTAAAAGCAGCATTACCACCATTCAGGAGGCGCAGTCTTCAGCCGAACAGGCCTTTGCTCAGTACCAGACGCAGGTAGCAACCCAGCTAGGAAACCAGCAGGCAGCCATCAACCAGAAACTGACTTCTGTTATTACCGATAACGGTACCGCAAAGGTTTCATACACCCTGAATCTTGGCGTACGGCGTGGCGAGCAGCTCTATAACACGGGCTTTGGAATGTCACTCGAGCCAAACGGCAGCGGAGGGTATAAATCGACGGCAGTCTTTGCTGCTGATCAGTTCGGTATCTATTCCGGCAGCGATCCGGGCAGTTATGAAGCCGCTTTCTTTGTGTTCAACGGTCAGGTGTTTTTGCGTTCTGCGTTTATTCAGAATGCCAGCATCGATAACGCCAAAATTGGCCAGTACATCCAGTCCACCACATGGGATGGCACCGGCAATGTGGGCTGGCACATTAACAAAAGCGGGTTTGCGTGGTTCGCCGGCGTAACCGTC